ACGTAATTTACACACAAGCAAAGATATGGCTACCACAAGACGAAAACTTTATGGATTATCAAGAAATAGAAGCATTTGTTGTTGATCTAATGAAAAAGTATAAGGTTCAAGAAGTAGCATACGATCCAGCATTTTTTGAACGTTCAGCACAAGTATTGCTTGATAGAGGTGTACCAATGGTCAACTTTCCACAGACACATTCAAGAATGATACCAGCGTGTGGTAATGCTTATGACTTGATTGCAAATAATAAAGTTAGACATAATGGCGATCCAACATTTACAGATCAAGTTATGTCAGCTGCACAACGAACAACCGATATGGGTTGGCGATTATCTAAAGGTAGATCAAAAAGAAAGATTGATAGCTGTATTGCAATGGTAATGATGTTAGATAGAATAACTGCACCAGATCCACTAGATGATGAACCAGAAGTTGCTATTATAAACTTATGATTAACTATATAACAACAATGCTAGAAGTACTTGGTGCAGGTCTTATAATTTATGGTGTATATACATTAAATACATCACTTGCTTTTATAGTGGCAGGTGCGTTTATGATATTAGGAAGTTATTTAACAGTTAGATGAGTTTATTCAAAAGAGCAGAAAACAGGGACGCAGCTTTAGGCAACCTAACCGATCTATTAGCACTACGTGAGGGTGGTCTTTATAACTACACCGGGGAAAAAGTAAACGAAATATCAGCATTAGGTATTTCAACAGTATTTAGTGCCATTTCATTATTAGCTGATAGTATTGCGTTATTACCAGTTAAAACACTTAGATATGATAGTGCAAAGACAATATTTACAGATAAACCAAAGTTTTTAGAAACACCAAACGCAAACCAAACAATCTTTCAAGTAATGCACGAAATCATTACATCAATGGCAATGCACGGAAACGCATTTGTTTTAGTAGATAGAGATAGACAAAACAGACCAGTAGCGTTAACACCAGTACACCCAGATAAAATTAAAGTAGAAATGCAGTATGGCGAAAAATGTTATTTTATAACAAACGCTAACGGCAAAGATGAACGCAAGATTACACAAAACAATATGCTACATTTCACTTGGTATTCATATCCCGGACAACTTATTGGTGTTAGTCCATTAAGAGTAAATGGAAATACTTATGGACTTGCATTAGCAATGGAAAGACACATAGCACAGTTTTATGGTCAAGGTGGTACACCAAGTTCTGTTTTAGAAACAGATAGAGAACTTACAGCTGAACAAGCTAATGTACTAAAAGAAACTTGGTTAAACAATCATTCAAGAAATAGAAAACCAGCAGTTCTTACAGGTGGACTTAAATGGAAAGCTATATCAGCTTCGGCAGGGGACGAACTTATAAAAGCACGTGAACAGATAGTAAATGAAATTGCAAGAGTATTTAGAATACCAGCACATTTACTGTTATCTAAAGACGGATCAAACGTATATTCAAATATTGAAAGTAACGGACTTGCATTTGTAAGGCATACACTACTTCCTTGGATTAGACGCATTGAGGACGGATTTAGTTCATTATTACCGGGTAAACAATATGTTAGATTAGATACAGACGAATTTGCACGTGGCGATCAACTAAGTAGGGTTAGAGGATTTCAAGTTGCTATTTCATCTGGTGTAATGACACCAAACGAAGCAAGGGCAAAAATGGAACTAGAACCTTATGAGGGTGGCGACAAGTTTTATATAGGTTTACAAGGTGGGCTAGTAGATCCACTTGCAACACCACAAGGTACAGACCAACACGATCCTACTAACGAACTACCAAATGATTAGTCAACAAGTTGCTTTAAATAATTCATCAGCTGTAAAAATAATTTCAAGTGTAAATTACGAACAAACAATTAATTTACACAATTCAAGTGGTAACAATATGTATTTAGGTGGTTCAGATGTTTCAACATCTAATGGTTTTCATTTACCAAACAATACTGATGTCGTTGTAAGAATACAACAAGATAATGAATTATGGGGTATTATGGCAACTGGTTCAGGTTCAATACACGTTTTAAGGCCAGACTAATGCCATACGAAATACAAATGGACAATAAAGAGTGTGAGGGACACGCCGTTGTAAAACTTGATGACGGTTTTATAATGGGTTGTCACAAAACACACGAAGAAGCTGAAAAACAATTACAAGCAATATTAATTAACGAAGCTAAACAAAAAGAAGAAAAATCAACAGATCAAGACGTAGAAAAAAGAGAAGTAGATAGAAAGCCACCAAAGTTTATGCAAACTAATGCACAACGTGGTTTAGATAATTTAAACAAAGCTGGGGACGGACTTACAGATAAAACAAAACGTGAAGCACGTTCTATGGCTAATGGCGAAGATGTAAGTATAGATAAAATAGTAAGAATGGGTGCGTGGCATAAAAGACACTTATCCGACTTAGATAGAGAAGCAAGTAATCCTAATGATCCAGATACTTGGCGAGCTTCCGACGTGGCATTTTTGTTGTGGGGTTCTAATCCTTGGACTAATCCAACACAAGCAGGGGACTGGGCAGATAGAAAAATTGCACAGCTTGTAAGTGACGGTAAATTAGAACCTAGAACAAAAAATAAAAAAGATGTAAAAGTAGAAAAACAGAAAAAAAAGAGGTATAAGCTAATGAACAAAATAGATAAAGTAGTTGCTATATCACAAACAATAGATATGCAAAAACGCAACACTATTCTTAAAGAAATGGATAGACAAACCGAAAATAGAAGTTTTACATTTTCAGCAGTAGAACAACGTAATGATGATGATAAAGATACATTGTTGTTTACTGGGTATGCTTCTGTATTTAACAAGGGTTACGGCGTAAGAGATCAAAGAGGACAATACACCGAAACAATTAAACCGGGTGCTTTTAAGAAAACATTACAAGAACAAGATGACGTAAGGTTTTTAGTAAATCACGACGGTATCCCATTGGCTAGAACATCAAGTGGTACATTAGAATTAGAAGAAGATGACTACGGATTGTTTGTAAAAGCCGAACTTGATCCGTCAAACCCAACAGTTGCAGAAATAGCTAGTGCAATGAAACGTGGCGATCTAAACGAAATGTCATTTGCGTTTGCAGCTATTCGTGATGATTTTGACGCAAGAGAAGAAAACAGGGAAGTTACAGAAGCTAGATTATTTGATGTATCAGTTGTAACCTACCCGGCTAATCCTTGGGCAGGTGCAAAACTTAGAGGTGTTGAACTTGATAACCTACACAAAGAATTAGTAGAAGCAAGAAATGGCGAACAAGCCACAGAAGTTTTAGAAAGTTTTATTAATAAAGTCGCTGAAAGTGATGACGTTGATAAAAAGCGTAGTAATCCTAAAGTAGAGTTGTTAAAAATGCAACTTGAAAGGGATAACATACGCAAATAAGACGTAACGCCGTAATTAAAGCCGTGTATCACACTTATTAATTACACCTTACGCAGAAGTATAAAAACAAGACACAAAGGAAAAACATTGCACAAATTAAAAGAAGCTAGAGATAGCAAAGTTGCAGAACTTGACGGTCTAGTTGAAGAACTTGAAACATTAGAAGCAGGGGAAAATTTTGACGCTAAATTTGATAGATCAAAAGAACTTCACGCTGAAATCAAGGACTTAAACGTAAAAATAGACGAAGCAAGAGAAGCAGCCGAAACTCTTAAAGCAGTTAAAGAAAGCAGACAAGAACTTGGTGTTGAAGATGATGACTTGGGCGAAAGGGAAGCAGTCGTAGAGGTTGTAGAACCAGATATGTACCGTAAAGACGGCGATCATAGTTTTATGGCAGACGCTTATCGTTCACAAAGTGGCGATTTTTCAGCACAAGAAAGACTTAACAAACACCAAGAGTTTGAAGCTAGAGATGTTGGAACTGGTGCTTTTACAGGATTGGTCGTACCCCAGTATTTGGTGGACGAATACGCACCTATTGCAAGAGCAGGATCAGCAGTATATAACGCTGTACCTAAAAAACCATTACCAGCATTTGGTATGAAAGTAGAAGTATCCAGAATTACTACTGGATCAACAGCAGCAGAACAAGCTACACAGAACTCAGCTGTATCAGAAACTAACATTGACGATACACTATTGACTGTAAACGTTGATACTGTTGCAGGTCAACAAGATGTTTCAAGACAAGCATTAGAGCGTGGTGGACAACCGGGCTTTAGCTTAGAAAACATCATTTTTGGCGACCTTGTTGCAGCTTACTACTCAAAGCTAGACGCATTATTAATTAATGGTTCTGGATCTTCCGGACAACCATTAGGAATAAAAAATGTAGGATCAATAAATACAACAACATATACAGACGCAAGTCCAACTGTTGCTGAACTTTATCCTAAATTAGCCGACGCAATTCAAGAGGTAAACTCAAACAGATTTGCACCGGCAACAGCTATTGTTATGCACCCAAGACGTTGGGGTTTCATTACAGCAGGACTTGACAGTTCTAACAGACCGTTAGTAGTTCCAGCTGGTAACAACCCAGACAACGCAGTAGGTGTTGGCGAAGCAGCAGCTTACGGTAACGTAGTTGGAAATCTTTTAGGACTTCCAGTTATAACCGACGCTAACATACCTACAAACGAGGGTACAGGAACAAATGAGGATAGTATCCTTATTATGAAAACAGATGATATGATTTTATTTGAAGATAACATCTTCCAACTAAAATTTGAAGAAACAAACGCTGGATCATTAACAACAAAAATGGTTGTTTATGGATACAACGCATTTGCTTCTGGAAGATATCCAAGTGGTATCTCAGAAATATCTGGAACAGGATTGGTTACACCAACCTTTTAATTAAATTGGTTTATGTGTGTCGGGCAACCGACACACTAAACCCTTAGAAAGAACATTATGGCAAAAGATAAAAAAAGTTTAATAGACGCTTTAAAGAAAGAATTAAAGCATTATGAAATCTACGGAAAGGCAAAACGTGCTGAGGAAGTTAAAAAAGCTATTAAAGCAGCAGGTGGAAAAGTTGAAACAAAAACTGCAAAACCTAAAGCCGAAAAAAAAGTAGAAAAGAAAAAGTAACAATGCCAAAAGGTAAAAGTTACGGTAAAAAAATGAAAGGTGGCACAGGTAAAGGCCGAAAAAAAGGTAAATAACCTATGTCCATAACTAACGGCTACTGTACTCAAAATGAATTAAAAGCGTTTGTTGGAATACCAAACGACGATAGTCAAGACAATGATTTACTAGACGACGCAGTAAATGCAGCTAGTAGGCAAATTGACGCATTTTGTGGTCGTTACTTCTACGCAGACGGATCAGCTTCGGCAAGAAAGTTTTTTACAAACGATCCATATAGACTTCGTGTAGATGATATAAGTACAACAACAGGATTAGTTGTTAAATATGATGATGATGATGACGGTACGTATGAAGTTACCGTTGCAAGTAATTACTACCAAGTTCTACCTATAAACGGTATAGTTGGTGGTATAACAGGCAATCCTTACTACATTATTGAATTAATATCCGACGGTAGTAACGAATGGCCATTAGATTTTTCAAGCAACAGACCTAGGGCAGAAATTACAGCTAACTGGGGTTACGCAAGTGTGCCAGAGCAAATACGACAAGCTACATTAATGTTAGCTAGTGAGTTGTTTGCAATGAGGAACGCACCATTGGGCGTTGCAGGTGTCGGCGATTTCGGTGTAGTAAATATACAACAAAACAGAGAAATTACACGTATGATTGCACCATTTCGCAAAGGCACAATTATAGGAATGTCTTAATGGCAACACTAAGTGAAATTACAGACGCTATAAAAACAACACTTAATGACAACATAAGTGGTTTAAGAGTTTACGACACAGTTCCAGATATGGGTTTAAACTTCCCGGCAGCTTTTATAGTGCCAACAAATATTGAATTTGATACTGCAATGCAACGTGGTACGGATCTTTATACATTTGATATTTTAGTTGCTTGTCAAAGAACAGATAGTAGAACAGGACAAGACAAGTTAGCAACCTTTATTACAGGGCAAGGTTCAACAAGTATTAGACAAGCTATATTTAATAACAGTACACTTGGTTTAAGCGATACGACTTCAAGATGTTTAGCCGTATCAAACATTAGTGCAGATGTCAATGTAAATGGCATTGACGCAGTAGGTGCAAATGTAGAAATGCAAGTGTATACGAAAGGAACAACATAATGGCTAAATATGAAATAATCGGTAATAAAAAAGTTATGGAAAAAGTCAAAGGCGATATTATCACGATTGATGACGAACAAGTTGCTAAGTCATTAATAAAAGGTGGTCATATTAAACCTACTAAAATAACAAAGTCAAAGAAAAAACGAGCAAGAACAGAAAACGGTAAATTTATAGCTGATGACAAAAGTACAACAGATGTTAATGAAGCGTGGGTAGAGGACAAGAAGTAAATGGCAAAATTTGTATTTAATGACGGTAAAGTATTTTTAGGTGGATATGATCTAAGTAGTCACACAACTGCAATGAATTTAGAAATTACAGCAGAAGAATTAGACGCAACAACAATAAATAGTGGTGGATTTAAAACAAAACTTGGTGGTACTAAAGATAGTTCGTTTTCATTAGACGGTTTTTATGAAGCAGGTGCAAACAAACCAGACGCTTTACTAGGTACAAGTATGGGTAATGAAATTATTGTTACAGCTGTACCAGACGCAGGTATAGGCAATACAGCATATTTTATGAAATCAAGTTTATTTAGTTATTCAATGTTTGGTACAGTTGGCGAGATCACACCATTCACAATAAGTAAATCTATTTCATCAGATATTGTTGTAAGGGGAACAATAGCACTAGATACCGATCTAACAGCAACAGGCAATAGTGCAGCATATCAATTAGGTGCAGTAGCTTCCGGGGAAAGCTGTTACGCTGCTGTACATTGTTACAGCGTAAGTGGTACATCAACACCGACAGTTACTTTTAAATTACAATCAGATGACAATTCTAGTTTTACAAGTCCAACAGATCGTGCAACCTTTACAGCTATAACAGCAATAGGTTCAGAAATTAAATCTGTTGCAGGTGCAGTAACCGACCAATATTGGCGACTAAATTACACAATATCTGGAACTAATCCTAGTTTTGGTATTCACGCAACTATCGGCATAGAATAACACACACAACAACACTTCTTTTTTAACTAATACAATTAAGTTTGAAAGGAGTTTACATTGGCAACATTTGTATTAAATAACGCTAGTGTTACATTAAACAGCGTGGACTTATCAGATCACGTACAAAGCGTAACATTAGATATTACAGCAGACGAGGTAGTTACAACTGCAATGGGCGATACATTCGTTTCAAGAACAGGGGGACTTAAAGACGGTTCACTTGCTATTGAATTTCAACAAGATTTCGCTTCATCAGAAGTTGACGCTACATTGTTCCCATTGTTAGGTACTACAACTGCATTTATTGTAAAAGCAGACGCAGGTTCAACAAGTGCTACTAACCCAGCTTATTCTGGTTCAGTACTTGTTAATTCACACGCACCAGTAGCTAACGGTGTAGGGGAATTAGCAACTATGTCTGTTACGTTCCCAACAAGTGGTACAATTACTAGAGCGACAAGTTAGTAAAGGAGTACACTTATGAATGGTGGCTACGAAATAGAATACCAAGACGGGAAAAAAATAGAAGCTGATATTAGACCAATAGATTTAGTTCAGTTTGAAAGACAATTTGATGTAGGATTTAGTGCCTTAGCTGATCCCAAAGAAGCAAAATACGAACACGCAGCTTATTTGGCTTGGCTAGGTGCTAAACGTAAAGGGGAAACTAAAGATTTTGACGGGTTTTTGGCCGAGGTTAAAACCATTAAGGAATTTTCAAGTGATACCCCAAAAGCTCAATCCTAACTTCTATTGCACAACTAAGTCTAGCAACTGGGATTAGTCCCAATGAG